TTCCCAATTTTTACCTTTTAGACGCTTACCTCCTTTATCTTCTCCACGTGATTTTGATTTTAACCACAAGATACCATAGCGATCTGCTTCTTTACCATAACATTCTTTATACATTTGACCATAAACGGCTGCCTGTAAATCGTATGTAGTTTGAATATGGTTTGATGTTTTAAAATCGATAATCCAAAGTTCACCATCAATCTCACAAACCAAATCACAAGTACCTGCTACTTTAAGTTCATCTGAAAATAAATGTACTTCGGTTTCAATTAGGGTAGGGTTATGGGTTTCCCAAAAATCTACAAAACGTAAAAAATATTGCCACACATCTGGGTTATATTGTGGGTGTCCACTTGGGGATAAAAATTTTAATTCTTCCCCATTTAGATATGCTTCACACATCTCGTGTACTTGTGTACCTTCTTCAGCTGCTTTTTTAACAATATAGTCAGCTGAGGTTCCCATTTGTTTTAGCCACTTTTCAAAGTGTTTACCTTTTGGGTAGCTTTGTAAAACATAGGTTACAGATGGGTAATACTTGCCATTGCGTCTGTAATAACGCGAATCGGGCATAGTAATCTGTTTTGCGTCTTCAGAAATCTCTAGGATTCTGTCATAGGACTTTTTTACATTCCTTTTACTCATACAAATTCGAGTTTTTTAGCCATTAAATCATACTGGTCTAATGGTAGTGTATTTTGAATAAGGTTAGTAACAGCTTTGAATCCCATTTCCGATGGGTCTTTTTCTTCTAAATCAACTAAATATACTTCCTTACCTTCATTCATTAATTGTTCACAAAACTTAACGGCATCTTTTTGAGCGTCCTTATCTAAAGCTATATATATTTTTTGCACCTGTGAGGTAACAATTTTTTTCATTAATTCTCTCTGGATGTGTTTACCTAATAACGGTATAGCATTTCGCTTTACAGCCAAAGCATCAAACATACCTTCAACTAATACTAGTGGAGACGACCAATTTATAAACAGCTCAAATGGAACTGTATCTTTACTCATTGGTGGATTTTTATATTTGACAGGGCTATGCTCATTGAAATTACGAGCCACAAAATAATTTAGGGAACCTTCGTGGGAATACGACGGTATAATAATCATCTTATCATAGACACCGCCATCGCAATAACCAATATTGTAACGCAGTATATCCGCTTTAGTTACGCCTCGTTTTTTTAGGTAAGCTAAGGCTTGTCTACCAGTCATATCACTTTTAGTAATATCAGTAAACAATTTGAATTCCTTAGGTAAATTGATTGCCTCAACTTTTTTAGTATTATCTCTATAGTCTTTATAAGAGACATGCTTTTTAATTTCAGCAATTTTATCGTCTGGAGCGTTTGCTTGTTTTAGTAAGGTAACTAGGTTAGTTCCTTTTTTATTACATACCCAACAATGCCAAGGATTCTTTTGACCATCAGTAAAATTAACCTCTAATTTAGGTTTAGAATGATGACAAAACGGACAGTGGTACGCTTGATTACCCCTTGCGGTGGGTTTGCCTGCTCCTAGAACGGAGTTTACAATATTAACTAATAAATGGTTTACCATATAACGGTAAATGTAATAACTTATTTTTGTGACTCAAAGTCTTTTGTGAAAAACTTCCCAAGTATATTATCATTAAAATACTCGTGTGGGTTTTCTAACACACTATATAAAAATAATGCTTTCGTCTCCTCGTAAGTTAATAACTTTTTATTGGGAGCCAAAGTTAAGATTTCACGCTTGAAGTTCTCTATTGGTTCATGTTCTAACAAGTTAAGTAATACTTTATTAGAGCCCCAATAGGTTTTCCAATCTGATTCTTTGATTACTTGTTTGTATGAGGGTTTGCGCCCTTGAACACCTTCATACATTGCTAAATCTTTTTTTGTTAGTTTAGCTTTACGAGTAAATTTTAATACTTTTTTACCTATATACATTTTACCGCTTGGGATGTGGGTAACTCTATAAGTAAATCCGAAAGTTGAAGGAGGGAAATCCTCGATTGAGGATACTTCCTCACCTTTATATAGCCATTTCATAATTTATCGATCTAAATTAATAAAGATACTCGTATCTGTTGTACGAGAAAGTGGGTAAGGTTGAGATAATTTCCCTACCGCTAATAAATTTTGTTGTTCATCATACAAACCTACTGTAGTAACGTATGGTTGAAAAAAACTACCTGTAGTAAAATCATATACTGAACCATCAGTAGAGCCTGAGATTATAGATGGGTTTTGGGAGAAATTAAATTCACTTTCTCTAATAGTTGCTTTATATTGGGTTTCGTGTATTGTATAAGAACTTGAAAAAGAACAAACTATACTACTAGCTCTAGTATAATCTGTAATATCTCCTAAATATGATGAATTAGTTAAAATAGCTAATCCATGTTGGTATATAATATTACCTACAACTTTGTTATTAACAATTAGATTTCCTAACCCATCATCTGTAAAAGTAGCATTATTAGTATTATCTTGCCATATAAAAGATTCAGGTTGGATATAGTCTCCATATAAGCGAGAGGGTATTGAAAATACTCCAATATAATCTCCAGAACCAGTAGGGAAAAATCTAGATTGAGTAAGAGAAGTTTGGAGATAATTTTCATACCTACCTTGAGAACTAGAAGGTCCTCTTAAAACATCTCCGGCTTCATCTTCTCCAGGAAGAATACTTCCAGTAATAAGAGGATCACCTGTAGGGGAAGTTTGAAAATTAGAATAGTATAACTCTTTAATAGAATTATATACTAATACTCGGTATTCTCCATTTCTAAGACCTTTATTAGTTAAAAAGTCTTCATTAACCCCTTCGTAAGTTTTAATTTGAACATCATCATCATTAAATTGAGCAGATGTAAAAGAAAACCCTTTGTTAACTTCAAAAGGAGTAACAATTACATCAGAGGCTAAAAATTGTTTGAATGCCGCCATCCATTAGAAGTCTAATTTAACCCTAACTAACGCTTCTTTTGTAAAGTCTTTTAATAATGGTTTAGATAGTTTAGCAACTGCTAAAAGTTCACTATTATCATTATATAAACCTACGGTAGTCATATATACTTGTGGGTTATTGATAAATTCATTATAAATAACTTCACCAGTTGAACCTGAAATGAATGATGGGTTTTCCGAGTAGTTAAATTCTGAACTTCTTGGTCTTACAAATACAAAATCTGAAGTAATAGTTTCTTGGGAATTTGCTGTAAATGAAGCACCATCTACAATAGCATCATATAATCTACCTGGGTTTTCACTGTCTGTGTTATTTCCTCTTACAGTACCTAAAGCTATACCACCATCCGATGCCGCGGCATCTAATACATCAGCGCTTAAAATATAAGTAGCTATATCAGGAAGGAACCAACCATAAGAACCAGAGTTTGAATATCCATTAGCAGCAGGAGAAGTACTACTAACTGAACCTGCAGATCCTGATACTAATTGGAACACTCTACCAGCATCATTAAATTCAACTGAAGTAACAACTTGAGAATTGTCTGTTAAAGAAATTTCACCTGCTGAAGATGATAAGATTAAAGTAGTAGATCCTGGGAATAAAGATTCTTTGTATCTATTTCTATCAACCGAGATTACGTAAAAATTAGGAGAGGCAACATCTGCTCCATCAAAAGTGAATTCAGCATTTTCATCACCTAAAACTAAAGTTCTATATTGACCATAAATTGTTGATGAAGGTGATTTACCTTCTACAGCACTATCAAATTCTACAGATCCACTACCATCAACATCTCCATAAGCAATTGCAAATTGGATATTTTCGTAACTATTGTTATTATATACATTTATATAATAATTTCCTGAGCTACCTGCTACTTGAGTTGAGGAAGTGTAAAATGAAGTTAGTTCTGCGTTATTACCACTCCAAAGTCCAGCTGTTACACTATCTGCTGATACTACAAAATCGTCGGTTTCTAATCTTTTAAATGACATAATTAAGATACTTTAGTAACGGTTACTGGGACTTGAATACGGGCACCTGAATCTCTACCTACAATTACTAATGTAGCTTGAAGTTGGGTATTAGAACCAAATAATGTATTTACAGTAGTTGCTCTTAAGTTAATTGTAGTTCCTACTACTGTAGCTGATACATTAGTACCTAATGTAGTTGTTGAACTATTATTAAGTGCTGTAGCATCTGCTGTATTAATACCTACACCTTCAAATGTAGAGAATAATCTAACATCAGAAATAGTAGCTGTGTAACCACTAGTTTCATTTTGGTTACCTCCTAAATAATTTAGAGTTTGAGGGGTAATTGCTAATGAAGCACCTTGTTTAATCGTAATATTAGTATAACCTACATCAAGAATTGGCATTTTTGAAGTACCACGTGGTAAAGTAGTAAGTTTATACTTCATAATTTGATTTTCATCAGGGAATGCTTCTAGTAGAGGCATATTTTCTAATGCTTGACCATAATAGGCTGAACCTGATGGATGGGTTGGATTATATAATGTATAATCGATTTCATCATCAGCTAAAGCAAATTGAGTAATTCTAAATGAACCATCATTTTGAGCTAATAGTTGTCTGCCTTTCTTTGTAAGAATAGCATCAACTGTTACTACTGAATTATTTAAGTATCCCATTGTTTAATGTTGTATTTAGTTATAAATATGTGTTTTTTTTGGTTTTAATCCAAATTATTTTTTAAATTAATTGATCTGTTTTTAAATCTTGTATAATTCTATCAAAGTTATCTTCGATTCCCTTAGTAGAATATAAAGGCATAAAGAAACCAGGTGAAGTACCTCCAGCAGGTTTATCTGCTTCAATAATAATTTCTGAAGGTGTATCTACATATCTTCTAACTAAGAACCAGTTCATTTCGGTATTAGTTAAAGTAATATTTCTATCTACAGTATATACTAAAGCACCAACGTAAGATGGATTAGTAGCAACATCTATAGCAGTAATCTTGTATGTTTGAGTTTCTGTACCTTGGAATCTAATTTCGTCTCCTACTTCCAGATTAAAATCTGTTGTAATAGCACTAAAACCACTACCAGAAATATCTTGTTGTTTTTGACCTAATACCGCAGTTAAAGCATTGGTTCTAAATTGGTTAGTAGTAGTACCTAATTTTGTCCAATAGTTTGTACCAGATGGAGAAGGTGCATCAGGACCTACAGGACCAATATTAGGTGGTGGTGTTTGGGTTACTTTAAAATAAGAATTAGTCCCAATATTAATTCCAGGACCAAAAGATGGAGGATTATAACTAAGGATTTGAATTCTATAATCATCGGTAGATAAAGCTGTAGCATCTGTAAATACCATTGATGTAGAATTTGTATAACCCGGTACAATACTACCTATATTTCCTACTCCTACCCATCCGGCACCATTACGGTTTCTTTGAATTTGGAAAGTTGCGGATGAACCATTATTACTAGTAATAATTGAGTTTACTTCTGCTCGGATTGTTATAGTAGTTTGTGGTGTTGATGTGCTAGGGCTACTAGTAGGGGCATATACATTACTAGAGAAACTAGCTTCATCTCCTAAGACGGTTGGAGTAGTAAATGTTAAAGTACCAGTACCTGTAACTAATTGGGCATTAGCGTATGCTGTTAATCTATAATCATCTACTGTTGATTCATTTTGGTCTCCTTGAACAAATGTAATTGAGCCCGTGTATCCCCCAGTTGTAGTATCTGAGATGCTTTCTGTTTGGGAATATATAATAGGGATGATTTTTTTACCACTTTTAAAAATAGTTTGTTCTCCTAATAAATTACTAAAACCAGAAGAAGTACCATTTTCATCATCAAATGAAAGCACCCCAGTTTCTCCTTCAGTAAAGGTTTGTCTACAAATTCCTAAATTAACTCCATTATTATCATTTGTAGGTTCAATTACATCACCATTTTCATTAACAAAGTATCTAATACTTAAAGCACTTCTGTCTTCAAGACCGTTACCCCATTCAGGAGCAGTACCCCCTACCCAGTTAAAGTAAGCAAAGTATGCTCTATCTTGTTCTACGTTTGGAAGAGCACCTAAACCACCTTCAACAGTATTAAGATTAAATCCATCAGAAGTACTTCTACTACCTTGATAACGTGGGATAATACTTCTTCTAGCAAAATAATTATAATCTTGTAATTCAGCTTTAAGAGCGGTTCCTGCTATAATAGCATCAAAGTTTACAGGGGTAATAGAATCATTTGAATAATCCACATCATAATATATTATAGATCTATCATCTGTGGTAGCATTATTGATTAATGGATTACAATCACTAATCGCAAAATTTCCTACAATAAAAGGATCTATGTTTATTGCAGTATTATTTTGGACCGGAATTACTACAGGATAAGGATCATTTACTACATATCCTTGTGATTGAAGTGTTATATTATCTGTTGAAGTTACTTCTATTAAATAATAACTACTATATTCACTTACTGTTCCAATATTTAAGTCTATTGTAGAAGTTGGACCAGTTAAACTGTAGTATCCTGTGTAGCTTCTTACTGTGGGGGATAAAGCTGTAGTTTGGATTTTTAAAGTTGTAGCGTTTTCAAGACTAGAAGCTAAAGCCAAACTATTTGAAGAGGTTTTGCTAACTGAAATCCATTTAGGAGTAAAAATATCTTTATGGATTATAAACGGGTTATAAGAAGAAGTTCTACTAGCCTCCCACCACATTATAATATCCCCTGAGGGGGTTGAGGCTGCTGAATTCAAGAAACTAATAGGACCACTAAAAGGCATTTGAATTGAATTTGGGAAATCATTTACTCCATAGTAGTTATAAGTAAGATGTGTTATATCGTAAGTAATAACAGTAGTATCTGCTTCTTTATATATATCACATTCAGTATTTAATTCTCCATCAGTTACTACATAATCGGATCCACTATATTCCCCATCATAAAATTCATGGCTATCTGAAATGGTTTTAGTTTGGAGACCATAGGGGGTATCAACTTCGATGTCATAGAATTGACCTGATCTAAAAGGTTGAATGGCATCTTGTTGAGTAAATGATGCTCTAATAGCTTGTCTTAATATAGCACCCCCACTATTGGATTTAATTCTAAAGTAATAAGTTTTACCTTTTTCAAAAATACAATTAGTTAATACTAAATAATTAAATTCTCCAACACCCATTTGGGGGCAAAATTGTCTAATAGTACTAATTACACTATTACTTGAATCTTCAACTAAATCTATAGTAAAAGTTTCATTATCATCTCTATTACTAACTTCGATAGTTATATCACCTTTAAAGGTATAATTAGAATCGATAGTAAATTTTCCATTACTAGCTACACCATTAGGAGAAATATTAATACCATCTTCTTCAACCTCATTATTAGTTAAAGTTCCTGTCCAAAATGAAGTATCAAATAAAGTTTTATAAGCACTTGAAATAGTTTTAGCACCAATACCTGTGTTAAGTACTCTAAAGTATCCTACAGGAATATTTAAATTATTAACAGAACCTCCAGCACCTCCTTCTACAGTATATAATGGATTAGATTCAAAATCTGTTGTTGCTATATACATTCTAGTATCTTCACTATCAGTAGTAGCTGTTTGGCCTATTGAACCCGTAATAGTTAAATCTTTTTTATCTTCAGGAATTTGAATATATGAAGGATAGGGTTGGCGAGAGCCTGTAGTATGTGATATGGCTAAAGTTGAGGTTGGGGTGGGTTGTGGGGTAGGGTATTTTTGTCTTTCTAAAAGGTGTTGTTTAATTACAATACCGGTAGCAATACCAGTTCTAGCGGGTACAAAATCCTTAACCATTTTAAATAAGGAATTATCAAAGAATTTGATAAGTCTTATATAATCATAAACATCATAATTTGATGAATATTTGTCAAAGTATTCTTTAGAGAGTTCAACTAAAGAAGGATAAGTATTTGCACTAGAAGATACTAATCTAGGATCACCTATATAATCACCAATATTAAAGAAACCAATTTGTGAAATAATATCATCATTAATTTGGTTTTGTGGTGAGAAGGCCACCTCTAAAAGATTAAGGTTATTAGTATAATCTTGGGTAGTATAAGATTTTTGTTGGATAGACCCAATATTTGATAAGGTGTCTCCTTCAGGTAAAACTAAATCTTGACGCTTAATTTTATCTGTGTTTCTATTTTTAATACCTACAGCAGGTGAATCATAGAATACCCATTCTCTATTTTCATCAAAAGTTACACTTGCAGTAAAAAATTCGGAAATGTTTCCATCAAATGAAGAGGTTATGTAAGAACCACTTACTTTAGGGTGAATAGACATTGATCCAGTATATAAATCACCTCCTAAAGAAGCTCTAAATGCTAGTTGATTATATGAACCATTTATACCATTACCTTCAGTGGATTGAGGATTCATTACATAATCTTTAAATACACTTTCTGAAATGGGATTTGAAAAGTATCTAATTTCTTGGTATTTACCTTGTAATGGGGTATACTCATTAGCTCCGTTCATTACAATAGCTTCACCTCTAGGAGAAGGGAATGATGATACTGTTGAAGATTTCCAAGCTGTAGGGGTTAATGTAGGGATGCATGAAGAACTGGCTATATATCCTATTTGGGAACCATCACTTCCAGAATATATTTTATTAGCTACTAATAATTCAAACTCAGCATCTTGATAATTATTAATTTGAACAGACCACCAATCATTATTATAAAATGGTAATCTTACACTTGCTGATGTTTGGAAGTCATCAGCTGTAAATTTTAAAGTAGCATATTGATATTCTGGGTCGATAATTGAACCACTATAAGACCCTGAAGTAGTAGGAAGAGTAGTATCGTATTCTAATACAGCTGCTATTGTTGGGGTGCTCGTATCTAAAGCCCATAAAGATTGAGAAGCAGCAGCGCTTGAAGCTTCACCTGCATTAAATCTAAATTGAATTGTTGATGGACGCTGACCAACAGAGTTAGGCCAATCGTAGTTTAATATAAATGAAGATGAGATAAAAGCTCCACCTTCAAAATTTCCTTTATAATTATATTGATGTTTCCAAAGATCCCAATCGTTTGTATTAATTTTATCTTTACCCCCAAACTCACTAATACGTAAAATTGTATCAGGAATACCATATACATTAATTAAAGTACGCAGACCTTCAACAGTACCTTTTGACTTCAGTAGGTATGGTAAGTTATGATAGATACGCTTGTAAATGCGTTTATTTATGTCGTCTAATGGTATAGCTTCATCACTAGATGATATAAAGTTTGAGATATACTCATATCCACTTGGAGTTGGGAGTGACCCAGTCATATTAGGGAAGGGAAATAAACTACCTGAGTCTGTAAATCCTAAAAATGAAGAATATAAATCACCTGAACTATAATTGTTTTGGTAAATTTTTACACCCATATCTCTTAAGACTTGGGCAACTAAATCTTTAGAAACTCCAGCATTGATACGGTTATCGGCATCCCATTTATTTGTGGTATCTTTTAAATATAACCAAATATTATTATCAACAAAATGACCTATCATATTAATAAAAGTCAAATATTGATCGTTGGAAGAATCATCTCTTAAATACTCAGGAATAGAATATTTTAACCAATCTTGATTTTCTCTATCATAATCTGAAGCAGATTCAAACATAGATTCTGACCAGGCTATAGCTAAAGCACTTCCAGTAGAAGCGTTTTGATAAGGTGGTGTTGAATTAGTTTTAGGATAAGCTACTGAACTAGTTTCAAAGTATAAGAAGTATTCATAACTATCAAAATTAGTAATAGTATCATTTATAATACTGTTTAAAGTAGCTTTAGAGGAAGAAATTGCAGTAGTATCTGTTAAGCTATCTAAATCTGAAAGTTGGTTGCTAGAAGATTCTATTAGGGTAACTTTATCCCAAAAATTACTTAATCGTGCCTGAGCTGAGGAGAAATTGATAAAGTTTTCGAATTCAGTATAATCAACATTAATTTGAATACTAGGATCTTCAAAAAATGAATTTATTTGATATTCGGATTGACTATTAGGGGAATTAAAACTAGATAAATTAACTTCTTCAG